GATGACCTCTTTGCAATTTGCAATTTTCTCGATATGATCCTTGACGAGAATTTCGAATTGAGCCTTTTCCTGAACTTTCTGAACCATCGTTGCAATTTTCTGCGAAAGCCGTTTCTCAAAATTCGCCCGTGCTTTCAATTCGAGTTCTTTAGCCAATTTCATTTGATCCTGATTCAGGCCCTTCAAAGCGACATTCAATTCTGACATTTTAGCATCCTTTTCTTTTGGGCTTCTCGCCCGCCGGGGCGGTTCCGCCGGGGACCCCGTGCCCCCAGTTTTACCGCCTACCTAATAAGCTTGCAAAAATTGGGCCAAAAACGACCAGAAGACCGTTATTTAGGTCTTTTAGCTCGGCTCTATAGAGGCCCTAAAGGGCCCTTTAGGGCGGTTTTAAGCAGGGGTGTGGGGAACCGGCCAAAGGCCCAATAGAGGCCCTATAGCCCGGTTTAGGGCCTTCAGGGAGGCCCAAAAAGCGTGTAATTACCAGGGGTTACCGGTAACGCGCTAAATTTACGCGCCTAAAGGGCCTAATTACCCATTTACCGTGTGATTACGGGGGCTTAGAACCGCGTAAAACTTTACGCGGTTGAGCAAAACTTTACGCGGTTTATTGGGGTTATTAGCCGCTTCTAACCGCGTGGAATCATGGTGGTTTTCAGGGACACCGTTTAAGGCCCTTAACGGCCCTTCAGGGGCGTCGAATTCAGGGGCGAACCCCGGCCCCAGGGGTCCCCTAAAAACCCCGCTACAGCCGGATTAGGAGTTCGGTTTTTTGGCCCTTTTGAGGGAATTGGAAAATAACCGTAAACCGCCATTTAGGGCTGCTCCATAAATGAGACTCCACCACGTTTAACTATAGTCAACTTATTAGGGATCAAACTATCGAAGAATGGGCGATGTGCCATTAGGAGTATAGTAGTATCTTCAGACTTAGACTTTAGTATATCTATGAAACTGTGTAAACCTGTATCATCAAGAGGATCTATGACCTCATCGCAAATGAGCAGATTTATATGAGAACCTCCAGTTGATAACGATAGATCATTCAGCGCACATTGAATAGCAAGATCGACCTTTCTCTTCTCACCGGATGAGTTACCTTTATACGATTGGTCATCAGGTTGTAGTATCTCAATCTTATCATCTAATGCACCAGACTTCTTTCTCTTGTAATCAAGACTGCAATACCTACCCATTGCAAGAGAGTACTCCTCTACACGTTTGTTCATAAAAGGTAAAACTGTATCAAATAATACCTTAGCACGTAATCCTGTAGTTGAGAACACTGACTTTAGACAACTAGCTACCTCAACAACCTTATCAGCATTAAGCAGAACATCTCGGGACTCACTGATCATCAGCTCAGCTGAATCAGCATTAGCTTTAGACTCAGCTATACGTATTGACAAATCAGATACCGATGAACGGATATTATCGATATTAGTCTTTGAAGCATTATACTCATTTTCTAAGATACGTTTATCTGATACGAGAGAGTTCTTATTATCTATGATCTCAGATCTTTGCTCTTTAAGCTTACTATCTAACTTGTGTAATGATGAGGTACTCGATAACAGCTTATCCAGTTCTATTGAAGAAGTAGTCAAAGAAGATTTTAATGAAGCTACCTCTTCAACGAGCTCATTCAGTGAAACAACTATTGGCGCATCTTTTCCTATCGTCTGACTACAAACAGTGCACTCACCTTTAGATACTCGTAACTCCATCTCACGTACAAGACGTGACTTTATATCGATAGCAGATTTAACTTTAGATACTTCTGAAGTAGCTGACAGTGTTGGACTGGAGAGTTTGGTTAGCTTTGATGAGACGATCAGTATCTTATTTGATACTTCAGATAGTGATAAGTCTAGCTCAGTTATACTCTGACCTACTACACCGATGCGCTCTTTAGATGTAGAGATTAGTTTCTTGTACTTTGCTAACTGTGGACCTACGTCATCCTGCAACTTTTCAAGTTTAACTGTCAAATGATCGAGTCTAGCTTTTGCTGCCTCGAATGCAGCTTCTGATTGTGACATCTTACCTTTAGCTACGAACTGATCGTTAAGAGATGAGTTATAGTAGTCAGTTGCATAACTGAGAGCAGCAGTGTAGATACCGAGATTAGCGACTTGCTCAATAACCCTCACTCTCTCAGGATACGATAACGAAGTAAATCGGTTAGACAAACCAGAAGTTAGGAAAACCGATTGCTGTAGTACCTTCTCTGACCTACCTAACAACCGTGCTATGACGTTATCAGTATCACCAGATAATCTAGCAGAGATATCTGTGTCACCCTCAAATAACCGTACTCCGGTCCCGTACTCAGGGTGTCTCCTTGAACGTATCAAAGTGTACTTCTTATCGTTAATCATAAACTCTTCAGATACCTCGGTGAAATCCTTTCCCCACTGGATCACCTCATCTCCAGTATACTTACGAAGTGATTTACCAGTAGTACACCAATATATAGCTTCTGGTATGGTGCTCTTACCTGATCCGTTTGAGTCAGCGGGGTCGTCCTCATTACGACCTTCGACGCAGTACAAACCAGCGGTATCAAGTTTGATCGTCACATCACCGAGGCATTGAAAGTTTACTGCATGCACACTTAAGAACTTCAAAGGAAATGTATGTTGAGTATCGCTCACTTTAGCTTTTGACAGGTACTCTAGACCGAGTCTTAAAACTTCAGTATAAACGTCATCAGTCAACCCTAGTGATGTAACGTAATCACGAAACGATTCATCAGGTGATGATGGAAGTATCTCAGTAACTGTATCGCCACTCTTAGTAGTCGGTATAAGCTCGATACGCGAGGATGCGGTTAGACAGCCAAACTGTTCTGCTAAATCCCTGTACCTTTCAGAGCACTTTATCCTAGCGTAGGAGTTAGTGTAACCAGTGAAATCCCTATCTATGTAATCAACCAGACGATCCCGATCGTCGTCATTAGAAACTACTATGTCAACAAAAGGTCTGTCATGAGGATTATTTAAACGTACTATATCTTTAGTATCAGTATCGTATAAAATGATACTCTTACTTGTTGGAGAATCCACATCATGGAAGTTACGTGACACCAGAGACCCTACATTGCACCACTTATCCGTTACCATACTACCTGCATGTTGATGACCATTGAACACTTGACAATCTATCAGAGTAGGATCAACACCAGTACTACTCTTCTTAGTCTTGAAGAGAAATCCTCCTTTCACATCGAAATGAGTTAGTACCAGATCAGTATCGCTAGGTATGTCTAACACGTATTCTTTGTCTACCCAAGGGACAAAAAGTATCTTGCATTTATCGTAGTTTACAAAACGAGGAGCATCTACGACAGTAAGTCCATCTAGAGTCTTCAAGAACTCTAAATTATGGATATTATTTATAGTAGAGTAACTATCATGGTTACCGACTAAACACACTAAGTCTGAATTTATACCGTAACAAGTAACTGACAACTTTGAGAATAGTTGTACAGCAACTTTCAAACTTGTAGTGTCTATATAACCGGTTGTCTCAGTGATATCACCGAGACAAGCTACTAAATTAGGTCGATGCTCCACGATCATTTGATTTACCCAATCAAATGACTCGATAACCCTATGCATATAATCTGATAAACCGTCAGATGTCGGTTGAGAGAACTCACCTCTTAAAGTTATATGAGGATCTGAGAATAGTAGTACCTTCATCGTAACCTCTGAAATGGTAATACCCAGGTATGCAGTTGATCAGATATCTGAAATAAGTCGAGCTCATTTAAGAAATGCTGTAGCTTAACTAACTGTAAACCGGGTTTGTTTGACAGTATCCTGTTGACATCTTTCTTTAACTCTCTAGGGTACTCCTCCATATCTAGACACATCAGTTCGTAGTTGCGTACAACTACATCCATGCAATCAGATATAGCCCTAACTTTCTTTGACTTATGGTTCATACAATAGAGGATAAAATCCTCAAAAGGGTACTCACCTACAGGAGCACCTTCCAGGAACAGCTTATCCAAAGTTTTATTTCCTACACCAAGTATACCAGGTATCTTATCAGAACCGTCACCGACGATAGACTTCCTAAGTAACGTTTGATGTTTTTCGTGACCGACTGCGTCACTGAAATTACTTTCGGTTATAATCTCAGAAGCTATAGGCCGGTACACTTGTATATTTTCCTCAACAATCTGGAGGTAGTCACGGTCATCGGAGATCACTGTAACTAGTCCAGGTGCTGAGTGCTCTGTAGCTATTCTGTAAACTAGGTCGTCAGCTTCCCATCCTTTAACTTTTACGACAGGTATACCTATGAGTTTAAGCAGATGCTGAATGCAGTACATCTGCTTTCTAAAGTCATCTAGGTACGCTTTCTTCTCATCGTCAGGCTCTGAATGTAGAGGGTCAGATTTATCCCTATACTTATTACCCTTGTACTCAGGGAATATTGATCGTCTACGTTTTGAGATACCAGCATCAAATACTACAGTACAGGAGTCAATTTCAAACGAGAGTAGGAATGCATGGATTGACTTTAGAAATCCTTGTATTCCTCCAGTGGGTCTATCCTGTCGGTCACGTAACGATGCTAATCCCCCTACTCTGCAGCATCTATGGAGCAGGTAGTTACCATCAAATATAGCTGATCTCATGATTACCTCGACCGATGGTCAGGTGTCTTCCACTCTTCAGAATCAATAAACTTGTAACCTAGGTACCTAAATAAGTAGTCGACGATTGAATTAGCGATTGGAATGGTTGGATTTGAGGTGGGTCCGTCAGGTGGGAATCTAGTTCCTTTGTACTTCCTAGCGTATACTTCTAGAGGTATCCCTCTCTGTAAACCAACTGCGACGGATATTGCTAGCTGATCGAGAACACCTCTAAGGAATGTAGTCAAGTCACTTACCTTCTGATGCAAACCAGCTACATAATCATCAGACTGGAGATGCTGTGGTAAGTCCTCCTCACTATGCTTGTTCATCTTGATGAATATCTCACCTACGTCATCTGAATCAGGGTAGAACCCAACTATGAGGTAACCTTCACCTAACCCACCTTTAGGACCTATCCTGAAAGCATGAGTGTGCGACTTACGCTCATTAGGTAATTTAAAATGAGGTGGAGGTCTTCTAGAACTAGGGGACATAAACTCCTCTACTTCCTCCTCCATATCCTCTATCTCCTCATCCCTCTCATCTAGCTTATCCTCAAGCATCATGATATGAGTTTCAGCTTCCTCTAGACGATCCTGTAGATCCAGCACTTCTTCACTGTTAGCTACGTCGTCATTACGTATCCTCAGGATACTCAGTTCTTCATTCTGTATCCTTACTTGCTCAGTCAACCTCTTGATTAGCTCAACGGGTCCTTCAGGGTCATCACGAGTATGAGAACCAGGATTAGCACCAACATCATTTATAGGATCATCAATAGAATTTTCACTCATAGTAACTCCTATCCAAACTTCTCAGCCCAGACAGCATCTGCACACACTCGCAGGTAGTCTAGCAGAAAGGGATCTGATTCAAGTTTCTTATATGCTTCCTTCTGATAACCTAATTTAAATACATCACCCTCCTCAGGGTAATCAGTAACACTTACCCTACCACCGGAGATATTCACAAAATCAGAATTATCGATCAAGAAATTTAGAACCTCGTAGAATGAGTCAACACCTGTCTTATACCTTATTGGTAATGATATCTCCTGATGTGGTGGGTTAAGTTTATCTTTTACTGTCCTGACATTAGCAATTATACCGGTATTACTTGAAGGGTAGTGCATTAACTGACCTGACCATACACTTAACCTCTGCGATGACCAGAACTTTATAGCACTACCACCTGGTGTGGTCTTCCTAGGTTTCTTTGCTCCGAATTCTTGTATGGTCTGATTTACGAAAACTAGTGAGCACTTTGTAGTCGGTAACACAAGCGACAATCTACGTAAAGCCATGCGTATTTTACGCGCTTTATCAGCCATACCATCCTTGTAGATATCACCTGTCTTTTCACCTTCAGTCTGGGACGCGGCTATAGTATCCCAAAAGAATCCTACCGGCATGTCCGGTGGAAATTTAGAACCAGGCATACGTATCCTCTTTATCACTGAATCTATAACAGAGAACCCAAGTTCTACTGTATCTGCTTTCAATGATAAATTACGAGCGCTACTGTGACCCATAGCAACAGCACGACTTCTGTCCCATGCAGCTTCTGAGTCTAAGTGAACTGATAACCCAGGATACCTTTGGAATCCGATCATCATATGCTCTACTAACGTAGACTTACCGTGTGATGGATCACCGAATATCTCAATTATCCTACCTACAGCTATACCACCACCCAGCAGTAAATTCAGCATATGGCTAGATGTAGGTACTCTGATTAGCGACGCATCTGATAATGTATCATCAGAACCTGCAGAGGCTACTTCAGCATCGAATTCAGTATTTAAGTCCCCGGATAATTTTCTGAGGGACTCAGTTAGATCCTGCATTAGGACTCAACTTTCGCATCAGAGCATTGTATCTCATGTTCACACAACAGACACTTCTCGAGATCCTCACAAAATCCTACCTTTCCTTTTAACTCATCAGGAACACCAGGACCATCATGTGGTTCAGGTTTAGCATTTCCTGCGAAACATGCAGGCATTGATCTCGGACCAGTCTCAGGAGACTTAGTTGATTCCTTAGATTTAGCTGTAACTACTTCAGCTGACCTCTTTTTAGGATTAGATTTAGATTGCTTAGTCTCAACTTCTTTAGTCTGTTCAGACTCATCAGATGTACCCTCAGTATCAGGCAAATCAGACACATCAGGTACTGAATCAGGATCAACTGAGTCATCACCGTCATCAGCTAAGTCATTAGAACTATCACTAAACTTCTTCATGTAGTACGCTTTTGACTTCATTGCATACGAATGCATCGCACCTAGTTTCTCATCACTAGGATACTTCGTAATCCTATCGAGATCAAAAATACCATCCGACCATTTAGCAACCAGCTCATCATCACTTGACAGTGGAGAAGGTCTTGGTATCCAGCTTGGCTTGTACCTTATCTGAGTCTTACCATCCTTCCTCTTTGTCACTTCTTTTACGATATTAAGATCAATACCATTCTCAATATCGGTTACATCACCTACCTGAGGCATACGCATTTGAATGATCACCCAGTTATACACGGACTCAGGGCACCTGAGTATCTGTGTACCCTTATCCTCGTCAGTTCTACTAATCACATTCACTCTATACTTTGAAGCTGGACCCTGCCTTCCTAATTTAGCAGTAGGAAACTTAGCAGAAACCTTCTCCAGCATATCACACACGTAGCACGTATCAGTATCATCAGGCCACGTACCCACCAAGCAGTAGAATCCGCGCTTATCAGGAGGTAACTCCCAGTGCTGAACGACTCTCCTGAAGATACGTCCTGTAGCATTGTAAGGTGGTAGAATCCTTACAATGTTATTACCCTCTACTAGGTTAAGAAACTGTAACTCAGGAAAATCACCACGCTCATGGCTCTCCTTCTCTATACGATCTGCTTCAGCATTTATAATATTCCAATCAGGCTTGTGGATTATCACTTCAACCTCCTACAGTTTACTATCGACACTCAATTCCTTACGATAGTTGTTTGACAGATGTTCTAACTTTGCATTACGACCAAAGATTACACGAGCTAATCCATTTAACTCCTCCATAAACAAAGACACCTCAGAGAATCTCATCCTGAGTACAGCTACTTCAGCATTAAGATTTACCTTAGCTCTCATCTCTTTAGATCTGAGCTTATAACCCTCAGTGCTCTTAGAAGTAGAACAAAGTAGTACTGAGTCTTCTTCCTCATCTAGAGATGATTTAGCTCCACTCAGAAGTCTACGATACGTACTCAACAAGTAGATCATATCAGCTTCCATTTCGATCTGCTTGTGTATCTTTATGTTGATATCTTCTAGAGTAGAACTATCGAGATTGAGTCTATACACGATCTTCTTGATTACTATACGATCATGATCCTGCACACATGGAGAGAGTAACAATAGATTAGTTAAACGGCGGAATGATTCCATAGATCCCCCAAAAGAAGTAAAGGGCCAGTCAACT